CCCGGCTCCATTCAGTATATCGCACCCAGTATGAAAATGATGCTGGATACAGGGTGCAGGCACATTGCCGGAAATTGCGCCTATGAACCGATGTACACGGACGAGGACGGCAGGGCACTGTACAAGCAGCTGAAAGAGGTTTCGCAGTACATCATCAAGAACGGCTGGGACGTGGCAATTGCCATGTTGGATGAACAGATCGGCGATGCAGAACAGAACGACCGCAATTTCTGCGGCGGCACCGGCGCGATGCTGAGTTTTGCGCCGGACGGGTCCGCTTATCCCTGCATCCGGTACGCGCCTATCTCCATTGGCAAGGAAAAGGCGGACAAGGTGTGTCTGGGCAATGTGCAGGCGGGCGGCTTGTACGCCACGGAGCAGCAGCGGCAGGTGAAGGAAGAACTGGATGCAATTACCATGAAATCCCAGTCCACGGAAGAATGCATCCATTGTCCGGTATCTTCCGGGTGCGGCTGGTGCAGCGGACTGAACTATGAAATGTTCGGCACCGCGAACCGCAGGTACACCGGAATCTGCAAAGTTCACAAGGCGCGTGTGCTGGCTGTGTGCTGGTACTGCAATATGCGCAGTCTGGCTCTGGGCGACACTGTGCCGAAGAAGGTGAATCTTCCCTACGAGGAAATGGTGCGCCTGATCGGCGAGGATGAAGCCGCAGAGCTGAAAGCTATTGAGAAGGAGGCGGCAGAGAAATGGGCATGGTAAGTCTGGCAGACAAAGACTTGGCAGAAACGTTTGCGAGTGCAGACTATGTGATCGTGGTTCGGAAACGGGCAGACGGCAAGAATGACCTCTACCGCGCCACTCCGGCGCAGATCGCAAAAGTGGTAGGCGAAACCTTGCAGGTGCCGGGCATCAAAGCAAACCTGAATGCCTTGAAGCTGACCGCTTCGGACGATGGGCGCGGTGTGGTGACAATCTCCCTGGGAGGTAAGACGGAATGGCAAACGTAAAAATCGTAAGAGCGACCTACCTTGTCATTGACGGCACCACCTATAAGCTGATCGACGAAGACGTGCCGAACTGGGCAAAAGAACTGCTACCGGACAAGACCCTGAAAAAGGAAGGTTCTGCCGCTGATGCGGCGGCCACCGGCGAAAGACTGGAAAAACTGGAAGGACTGCCCTACTTCTTCTATGATGAAGAGGGACGTTTGACCTTTGATGATGGACAGGAGGACTAAACATGGCAAGAACTCATATGGCATCCGATGAATCGTTGCAGCAGATTTTCGCTGCGGTGTCCGGCACCACCATGGCGGCGGCAGGCGATGGCCGCACCGCCGTTCTGGCGACCGGCAACGAAGACACCATCGACCGGTACTATAACGCGCTGGCGCGCAATGTGACCACGGCACAGGAAATGAATGTCCTGTTCGTGGACTGGTGGACGGCAAACTGGAACCCTACCACCAGCACCTATAACCGTATGCTGGAACGCTGGTTTGGCAATGTGCTGGACGACAGCCGCGTGCATGGCGTAAAGTTCCCGCTTTTCAGCACGTCCAACAGTGCAATCGGTGAACTGACTGACGACAGTGTGGGCCTGTCCTGTACCCCGTCTACCGCCGCAGAACCCGGCAAGGATGACTTTGCCGGTCTGCCGCAGTTCTGGTGCGTGGAAGTGGCGGCGGAAAAGAACGAGGACGGCAGCCATACGATCTACGCCTGCCAGTACATCGACGATGACGACTTTGTGCGCAATACCAATCACCTGGTCTGGGTGCTGCAGAAGAACACCTATGTGCGTGAGCGCAACGAGGGCGGCTACCGCATTCTGCGTATGCGCTGCCACCCGTCCGGCGGTTATGAACAGTGGCCGCAGGGCACCGACCGCACCGGCAAGACCTACCCGTATATCGCAAACCCGAAGTATTTTGCCGGTATGCAGGATGACGGCAAGATCAGCGGCAGCACCGGTCTGGCACCGGTGAACTACAAGAGCCACACCCAGCTGGTGCAGCTGTGGCGTGCCCGTGGCAGTCAGTATGCCGGTGCATCCGGCAACCTGCTGAAATGGCAGCTACGCATGATCCAGCTGAAATATGCCCGCAAGGGCAACAGCGGCACCATTGAGGGCTGCACTTCCTACAACTTCCAGTACACCGCCGCCATTGATGCAGAGGGTGTGAACTACTTCCCCGTGACGACCGCGCAGGCAGCAAACCTGCTCATTGATTCCTATGTTGCCATTGGCACTCACACCACCACTTCGACCGACCGCAACGATGCCGCTATGCATGACATCCAGACCGAAGCTCGTATTACCCGCATTGAGGATATCAATGTGGATGGTACCGGGTACAAGGCGGTCTATGCTGACACCGGCGACACCTGGGATGTGGTCAAGGGGCAGACGATGCTTTCTACCATGCCTTACGGCAGCGGCTACAACGACGCTGTGCGCGGTAATGATGGCTCCCGCACCAACTACACCAACGGCAAGGAACCGGGCCTGATCCAGAAGACCGAGTTCCAGAACGGTGCATACCTGATCGTGGCGGACGAACTGTGGCAGTGGGGCAAGGACAGTGACGGCAACTATACCTTCGATGTCTACACCTGCCACGACCAGACGAAGATCACCACCGGTGGCACCATTTCGGCGGACTACACGAAGCAGGAAGACCTGACCCTGACCTTCCCGGACGGCACCAGTAACGCATGGCAGTACATCGAAGATACCGCAATCAGCAATGATCCGGCGGTGCTGTGGCCTGCTGCCGTGTCTACCCGTGCGGGCAGCGGCACCGGCGTTAAGGCTGCCTTCTTCGTCTTTCCGGCAGCGTCCGGTGTCCGCACGGCTTGGCGGTGCTGCGGCTTGAGCAACGGCGGGCCTGCGGCTTTTGGGGCGGCGGACTCGAACAACTGGGTCGGTAACGCGAACTGGAACGGCGTTGCTGGCGTGCCTGGCCTTGCTGGGTAAAGCGGGGTGAATTGCCCGGCACCGTCCGGGCAAGAGGGGTAGCCAGCCCCTTTTGACGATAACGGGATTTGGGATGCATGGTGTCCACAGGCTGGCTTCTACGTCTATCCGGCAGCGTCCGGTGTCCGCACGGCTTGGCGGTGCTGCAACTTGAACAACGGCGGCAATGCGTCTTTGGCGGCGGCGAACTCGAACAACTGGGTCGGTAACGCGAACTGGAACGGCGGTGCTGGCGTGCAACTGGTTCACCAAAAATCATCAATCATTGCATCATGCATTCCGCGCTTATGTGCGAAAATTTCTTGAAACCAGCATCACGGCGCTGCGTCCGCAGGAAAGGGCGGGTCCATCCGTGGCGGCAGGACAAGGAACCTGCTGGCGGCTAGTAGCATAGGGCAAAAGCCTGAACCCGAAAGCCGTTGAAGAACCAGATGATTTTTATATGAAAACATTTTGCAAACCGAAAGACGTTGATATTGAAGATGTCAGTTTCAACGGGAAACTCCGGCGCAGGGATTTTAGAACGGTTCTGACAAAGACCGGAAAAATCTCTGAGCCGGAGCTGTTTTATGAGCGGAAGAACCACGAATGCAGGAAGATCATTGATGCCATTGACGCGGTGGCTGAACAGGAAACACAGAAGATCAGGGATGAATGCCTTGACCTGAAACCTGTCCGGCAGTTCAAGCGAATAGACGGCATCAAGATGAAAGAACGGGAGCTTTGTCAGGAATCGCCGGAACAGCAGGTGCATGAGTACATCCTTGTCCATGCGCTGCAACCGCTGCTCCATGCAAAGCTGCTGCCGATGCAGTTCGGGAGCGTTCCGGGCAAAGGGCAGGTGGCAGGCACCAGGCAGATTGAGCGGATCGTCCGAAAGAAAATTCTTGGCAAGCTGGATGCAGTCAAGGGCGATGTTCACAAAGCCTACCCGTCCACAACGATAGCCTGCGTCATAACGCTTTTGAAGCGGGATATCGGAAAGAACAAAAAGCTGATCTGGTATGCCGGTGCCGTGACTGAAAACTATCCGGGCGGTGTGCTGCTGATCGGTCTTGTGGGCGGGTTTGCGCCGGCAGCGGCTGCAGTGGCCGAGGCTGTGCGCAACGGAGATGGGCTTTCAACTACGTTATGAGCTATGTTCTCCGATACCTGTTATCCCTACAGCAGGTCCGGCGCGGCACAGGGACGCGGCTTGTCCGCGAAATCGTCTGCTATGCGGATGATTTTGTAATCATCGGGCACGCATCACAGCTGATGAAGGCGATGAAGAAGGCGACCCGATGGGCAAAGTCCACGCTGGGCTTAGAGATCAAGCGGGCATGGCAGCAGGTGCGTTTTGCATCCTTCGAGGAAGAAAAGCGCGTGAAGGCTGCCAGAGCGCAGGGCAGCAAACACCGCACACCGGCGCTGGACATGATGGGATTTGCGGTGCGCCGCACATACACCATCGTCCGCAAAGGCGTGTTCCGCCGCATCCGGCGGCAGCTGATCCGCGCAGGCCGTGACCTTGCACTGCTGGGATACGTTCCGCACTGGCGCGCATCAAAACTGACTGCCTACAATGGATGGTTTACAAACAGTGATAGCGCAAACCTTGAAGAAAAATATCAAGTCGAAACGATCATGAAGGCGGCGCGGTGGAGCGTCGCCCGGTGGTCAATGATCCAGAACAACAGGAGGAAAGCAGCATGAGTGAAATTTATCCCTTCCTGCCCGCCGCCGTTGAGGTGTTCCGCGTTGGCAGCAAAACGGACATGATCCTGCGTAAGGACATCGAAAAGCAGGAACAGACCGATGATGAAGGAAAGAAGTATACCGTCTACGCCTGCGACGAGCGCCAGCAGCGTGTGGATGGCGTGCTGACCGCAGAGGAAGTGCAGGCAGACTTTGACAAGTGGTGGGACTATGCGCCGCCTACACCTGTTCCGGTGCCGGAGGAAAAGAAGCTGGAAGACCGGGTGAAGGAACTGGAAGACCAGAACGCCACCATGGCGGACCAGCTGACCAGCACCCAGATGGCGCTTTGCGATGTGTACGAACAGGTGTTGAGCGCGGCCAGCACTGCCACGGAATGAGCAGAGAGGTGTGAACTATGAGTACTGACTACATGGCAACGGTCTATGCAGACCTGATCCGCAAAGGCAAGAAAACTCTGGCACAGGTGCCCAAGAGCTTGCAGAAAAAGGTGAAAGCCCTGCTGGCGGAGGACAACAAGTGAGCGTCCTTCGTGAGCTGATGCTTAAAATTTTACTGAAAAAGGAGGTGGACGTAATGGCAGTTTTCTATGCTACCCTTATCATCAAGGGCAAGAAGACCATTGACCAGGTTCCCGCAATCCTGCGGGATGAGGTCAAGCAGATTCTGAAAGACCTTGAAGTTGAGGTCTGAGGAAATGGCGGGGTGCGGCGGGAGCCGCGCCCCATTTTATTTGAAAGGGCGTGATCGTATGGCACTGAACGTATATTCCCTTGAAAAAGATGGAGAAAAGTACCTCTCCGAAAATTTCAAGGTGAAGGAGTTTCGCTGTAAGGATGGGACTGATCCCATCTTTATTGATGATGCGCTTGTGAAGCTGTTGCAGAATATCCGGGATCACTTCGGAAAATCCGTGACGATCACCAGCGCGTATCGCACCGCTGCCCATAACAAGGCGGTAAAGGGTGCGACGTACAGTCAGCATTGCTATGGTATGGCGGCAGATATTCGAGTTCAGGGTATGGACGTGGAAACGGTTGCAGCCTATGCCGAAACTCTGCTGAAAAATA